ACGATCGCTTGAGCTAATACAGTTGCAGTAGTAGTTCCATCACCAGCAATATCTGCTGTTTTAGAAGCAACTTCTTTTACCATTTGTGCTCCTAGATTAGAAACTTCATCTTCTAACTGAATCTCTTTTGCTACTGTTACACCGTCTTTAGTAACGTGTGGAGTACCAAATTGTTTTCCAATGACTACATTTCGGCCTTTAGGTCCTAATGTTACTTTTACTGCGTCTGCTAATGTGTCAACACCTTCTTTTAATTTGTTTCTGGCATCTGTATCAAATTTGATAATTTTTTTAGACATAACTTACTGTTCTTTTTTTTATTTATAACTTTTATTTTCTTAATTATATTATAATAAATATTATAGTTTTATCCAATATAATTCATTACTTTTATATAAATATTACAATACAATATTGTCTGTATATTTATTGTGTCTTTTCTAAAAACTTTGAATTCATTGTCTTGGATACTTGTAACATATTTTGTGTATCAATGTTTGAAGCATCATTACCATACATTTGTTTAAACTTATCTAAATCCATACTATATCCTTTGTCATTAATAAAATATGAAAGTATACCCATACCAGCTTCACGAAATTGCTTAATAACACTTCTAGTAAATGCTACAGGATCCATAGATACGTTACCCATATGGGTTGGATATCCATCTGAATAATTAATAAAAATACATTCATCTCCTTTAGAGTCTACTAATATTTGTTTTTCAATACTTTTAAATGCTACACCTTCTGGAGTCATACCAAATGTAATTATATAACCAAATAAATTTTTAATTTTAATCATTTTATCTTTTGCTGAATCATAAGCAATTATCGTGGTACATTTACTATGTTCTCTATAATTTCTACCAGATCCAACATCAGACGTCCCACGAAATGATATTTGCACTCTAATTCCGGTTGTCATTGATGCTGCTTGAGCAATTGCCACAGCAGATGTTATAGCATTTTCAAGTTTATTTCCCCACATTGAACCAGATGCATCAATTGAAATATGAATAAAATAATCTTTAAATCGATCCGTTACAATTTTATGGAACACATTGACATTATCATATCCTAATTGTGAAATTAATCTACGATCAATCTTACCTGTTTGCAGTCTTGTGCTTTTAAGAGTTTTATCTTCATTACGAACCTGCAGTTTCTTTCCTAACATTTTACCTAAACGTATTCCTTTTAAAATATGATCATGATCAGGACGACCAGCAAATAAGTCTGGCATATGATCAATGATATTCTTTGTTAAATTTTTAATTACAATTGTATCAACCTTTTCACCGCCAAGATCGACAGAGACAATTTCTGTGCCAGCTTCTTTAATAGCTTTCACTGTATAAGATTGTGCTTTAGATAATCGGCCTGATATCTTTTGTTCGCCATTTAAAAACTTTCGTTGTTTGTCAATTGCATTATCTAACATCTTTTGTTGTCTCGGTGATAACGAATTGTCTTCACTATCATCCTCTACCTCCTCTCTGCTTTCTCCACTCTCTCCACTTGATTCATTTTCTTCACCATCTGCAGAAGAGTTATTTTCTAAATCATTGTCATTATCATCGGCCGATTCTTCATTCTTTTCTAAATGACTAGACAATCTTTTGTATATTTCACACGCTACTTCTAACGCTTCATTAGTTGATTGCAATCTAGAAATATTTTTTAAATCAATAATATTCCAAATTTCTTGCAATAATTCTAATTGAGTTAAGTCTCGATTAGGATTAGTAAAATTAATAATATGAAAGAAATAATCATCTAACGTCTCGTTACATTTACGTTTATCTTTCAATGCTTTATCAATTGCTTTATCACAAAAATATTTCTTATACATTGATTCATAATACATTCGATACCCAGGAGCCGTTTTGTATATTAAATAGTCAATTCGACGATCTTCAATCCAATTTAACAAATCTTTAATAATTTTCTCAGTTCGTTGAGTCATATCAAAATTTGGATTAACACCATGCAATGAAATATTGGTTGAAAAATTCTTCAATAGATCAAAATTAGTATGAGCAATATGAGATCCTTCATGGAGAGCTAAGCCAACTGTAGGATCAAAGTCTTTGCCTTCGAGTTTTGTACCAATTACAACCGTTGTGCCATCGGTATAACTATTACCATTGCTTTGAAATTCTACTGGAATCTGTTGACCCGTAACAATATTTACGAAGTTAGCAATTGCCCTTTGTGTTGATGCTAATTTTGTAAAATCTAATTTATTATCGTCGTTTACAAAATCATTATCAAAATCATCTCCTAACCACCAGGAAGAAGCATTACTTGAATATTTAAATACACTCATATCTTTGTCTTTTATATATATAATATATGAAAAATTAATTGGATATCCAAGAAATATTATTATATTTCTATTTTAATTGTATCACGAATTATAATTTTAATGTCATCAAAGTAGCCACATATATGATCTTCGTTAATATGTATATGATCAGACTCAATACAGATTGTATCACATTTTACAATTTGAATTACTGAGTCTAATTGCTGGTATGTTTCTGGTGCCTTGCATCCTATACAACATAATATGATTAATATTAATAACTTACTCATCTTCTTTGTTTTGGTTTAAGCTGTTAATATAAAATAAGAACCTATAAAGTGTATTACAAATACTAATATAATGCCTACTATTTCTATACCACACTTATCTGTTGGTTTTGTTTTACCCATCATCTTTGTTTTGGTTTATAAACAATCTCCTTGACTAACTCCTGGTGAGTTACTCCACTCATAAGTATAAGTGTAACCATAGCATACATTTGTTGTTGTGTAGTTACCAAACTGATATGTTCCACCTGGACCATTAAACGTTATTATTTGTGTGACCTCATTGCAAGTGCAATCTAATTCAGGTTCTGTTTGCTCATCTTCTTTATTACATGACATAAGAATTAAAAATAATGATGCCAGTATAAACATTGCTGCTTTTGATAATAAATTTTTCATTTTTGTTTTTTATTAGATTTTTTAAGAATAATTAATCTTCTCATTAATTGATAACTACTTTCTTTAGCTAATTCAAGAAAATTTTCTTTAGTTTTAAAGTTATCATCTGCTATTTTTAAAATTTTGTCAATCATTTCAGTTCTAGTCATCTTTTTAATTTTGTTTTTAAAAAATCAAGGCTCTTTTCGACTCCAATCAAATGCTGACATAGTTCTTCTTCGCATATAAATTGATAGGAATTGATAATAGTTCAAGCAAGAAACTATAAAAATCACTTTCCTTGATTATTTATTTTCATCTATATTAAAAATATCTTGGTCTTCAGTTGCCATATGTTTTTGAATAACTTGCTTTACAAAGGTTCTTTCTGAATCGGATCCTCCTGATGCATCAAAGAATGGTAACACTGCTACTTGAGTAGTTTCTGCTAGATCAAATCCATCTGATAACAATTCACACATTCTAACTGTCATACGAGTTGATATCATTGTGGATAGTTTACCTTCTTCAGATCTCCATTCTTTTCTAGTTACATCTGCTATATCTGCAACCGATCGTAATAGATCATCGGACAAATTCTGATATCTGTTACCTAACAATGATAATTCTTGTTCTAAACTTAAAATATCTACTTCAATAATTTCAAATCGATCCATCAAAGCTCTATCTAATACTCTAGTAGAAGTATATTCCGTACCAATATTAGCCGTTGCTATAAATGAAACCCCTTTAGCTACATTAATTACAGGAGAGTCAAATGATTCGTCTAATCTCAAATATCTTTGTTCCTCATCCAACACAGTCATTAATATATTCCATGCTTCTGGATGTGCTCTAGATAATTCATCTAATAAAATAATTGCATTCTCAGTTTCTAGTGCCTTAACAAACGGAGACTTATCAAACAATGTCTCACCATCTTTAAAATGGGTATTACCAATTAGAGTTGATCTAGGATCTTGAGTAGCACCTAAATTAAAATAAAAGAACGGTTGATTGGTTGCTTCTGGTAATGACTTTGCTGCTTGAGTTTTACCACAACCTGCAGGTCCTACCATCATTATATTTTTACCTCGAACTACCGATCTAATTAAATACTTCCATTTAGTATCTGACATTTCTAAGTTAGCTGGCTTAATTGATGGTGCATTTTTAATAAATGCAATTACCGGATCATTGTCTTTAATTTTTGCCTTTGGGACATCAACTGTAGTTTCCGAAGTTACATTAGATAATTCAATACGTTTACCTCTGCTAGTATCTTCATTAAATTCTAATCCTTGACCATTTTCATATGCTTTCTTAATCATATCTGGTCTAAACAAATGTGTAATGGTTTTACCATCAAATGTAAAGACTGATAAATTTCCATTTAACTCTCCAATACTTCCTTGAATCTTTTCTTTCATAGCTTTAATTTAATAATTATACTAATAATATAGTTAAAAAATTGCAACTATCCAAGAAAAATTTAAATTATTTTAAAGGATATAATCCTTCTAATAATTGCATCATATATACATTTATTAAATGATGTTTGTATTCAAGAGTTTCATTTAAATGCATTATTTTAGTAATATATTTACATATAGGACTATTTGGTTCAGTGGTTATAGCATCACTTTTAATATATAGATCTGATACTCTTTCGGCACCATTTTCCTTAAATGCCGATATAATTACTTGTTTGCTTATATATCTTTTATGAAATCCCATAACTTTTTATTTTTTATAACGATGTATCGGGATACCAATCATCCCAATCATCTGGTTCTACCATTTTTTGCATGACCAATATCCTGCAGTTGTTTTATCTTTCTTTTGATGGCACTTATGTCTAGCTCGGAAAGACTTTCTGGCTTTAGGATTATTCTTTCGTATACGCATTGTTTTTTGTCCAGCTTTCTTTGCTGAAGTTCCTCCGTGTCCAAAGTTAACTTTAATTACATTGCCTTTAGGATTTTTTACATATACTTTAAACTTTTTAACGTCACCACGCGTTGGTTTATTTAATGTAACTTTTCGTCCTTTATATTCTGCTTCAGTTAATGATTCTCCGAGTATTCCTTCTCGTATATCTTTCATCATTGATAATCCACACGCTTCGCAAATTGTTGTTTCTTCCATATTATAATTCCTGTCTTATTCCTAGTTTAGGTAACATTGTTCTCCAACGCTTTAATATTATTTCTTTTTGTTCGGCAGTCATGGTGCCATTGTTAACCCATATATCTAAATAAGTATTAACTACTAATGCAAAAGGCTTACGCTCTTTCTTTGCTCTAGTATATAATCCTTGTATCATTGCCGGCTGTTCTTTTTGTAACAAGAAATATTGATATTTATCAATCTCCCCACGATCAATTTTCTCTCTACGAGTAGCATCTGATCTCAAATATTTACCCTGCATAACATTCCAACCACTTTGTGTTGTATGTTCTATTTCGTGTCGCAAAACATCTTTAAGATTCATGGAAACTTCTGAAAGTATTTTAGGATAATCTGCAGGATCAATTTCTAATCTAACTTCTATGAGTGGTGGACTATCAACTTTAGAAGGATCTTTAGCCGAGTCATTAAATGCATCTCCTCCTACACGATAATCATCGAGACCTTCTACCCATTGAACTTTAAGACTTAAATAAAATTCTAAGGGAATATTGGGAGCTTCCACTTCTTCGAAATATATCTCCGGTTGTAAATCTCGGCCACTATCATCTGCTGCAACTATATTTGGTACAGTTTCATTTTCTGTATAATATATTTTATGACCTGCAAATTTTCCGTCTGTAGACTGTGTAGAGGAGTAACTATTTTTAACTACATTTAGCAGTTTATTTGATAGCCTTATAACTAAGCTATCATATCGACCTTCTATAATTATACGCTTTAATGATTTCATTTTATATCATCTTCTTTAGTAACAAGTTGTGCTGTTTTAGCTACGGCTTTAGTTCCAGCAATTGTTGTGTAATATTTTATAGATCTCGATGTTGATTGTAATTTAGGTAATGTAATCATTAATTGAAATGATGGTGGTATTCCTGGTCTACTTTTAAATTGCCCAGGAATGCCTGGAACCCCAGGTATACCCTTTGATTTTTTTATCTTGACCTTAGCATTAGGTAAATTTAATTTTGTTAATTCAGTTTTAACTAACTCCATAGCTGTTTCAGCTGAGCCTTGTTCACTAAATCTTGCATTTGGAAATTTATCGGTACTAGGAATTAATTCGTCAAATTTAATCTTAGTTCCTACGGTACTAACAGGTACAGTAAATGTTTCCTTTGTTGCTTTATATCCATTCTTACGAAATTTACTCCACATTATTATACCATCAGTTGAAATACTTTCTCCTTCAAATAATTTATGATTTGGTAACTCTGCAGATAGTTTTCCCATTGCTTCTTTAAAATAACCTGGTGGTTGTGCTGAGACATCTGTTATCATGGATATCTCATTGGTACCAGATTTTCGTTTTAAGACGATTTGAGATTTATCTAGATTACTACCAATTTTTGGTGATGCAATCCATGCTGATGGGTTTCCTGTTTTATCAGCATATGTACTTATAACACTAGCATCACCAACTTTTGGTTGGAATGGTGTTTGTTTTACAAGATCAGCTGGAACTCCTTTAATCTTTAATTGATCTGGAACATCACTTGATATAGATTTTATTTTTTTAGCAGGCGTAGATCCAAGTTCAGTAAAAAAATCTACTAATCCTTTTGTATTCTTAGACCCAGTTTTAGCCATTTTTTGAATTGATTTTTCTATAGCATTTGGTATAAGTATATGATTAAAATTATGTAGCGCATCAAATTTTGATGTTAATGGTTTCAAGAAAGTTAGTATTGTATTGTTATGTTTTTTAACTATATCAATGACTGATTTTAATTCTTTTGTTTTTCCTTGTTTAATACAAAAGTCTGTAAATGTTTTTGCAAATGCTTTTCCTTGGCCTTTTGCTAACATTCCAGCGCCTATTTTCATTACTGGTTTAAATGCAACACCTAATGTTTTAAATAGAGCTTTAAACGGTAATGCAATTACTGATCCTACTCCTGGTATTATAGCTATGATTGATAAAACACCTTCAAAGAATTTTCCTCGAATAAAATAAACTATTGCATTGATAGCATCTATAATATCACCATATACTGGTATAAAGCCTGCAAAATCTGCAATATATTGGATATTGTCAATCCAATTTTCATTTAAATTATTTTTACTTTGTTCTTGTAATAACTTATTTATGTTATTATTAACTTTTTGTTGAGATAAGCTAATAGCTTTTTGTTCTTTTAATATGTTACTGAGCTTCATCATAGTACACTAATAAATATCACTCAAGTAAATTATAGTTCCAGTATCGTTCCTTGTCTTGATTATAAGGATTTCCACTTTGTTGATAGTAACAATTAATACAAAGCATCTGTAAATTTTCTATGCAATGATTGGTTATATCACCATCGATATGATCTAATCGAAGTGGTACAGTGTCATCGGTTATTCGACGTTCTGCATACCCACAACTGTTACATGACTCTGGAAGTATTGCTAATGCTAAAAGTCTATTGCGAAGCTTCCATATGGGATACTTGGGATGTTTACCTGTTAATATATTGTCTATAGAATATATTCCTTTATTGGCTTTTACTACATCTTTTGGTATTCCAACACCAAATTGATTTTTATGAAGCTCATACAATGTTTTACCAGACTCTCGATCAGTATACATCTTAGCATATTTTTTATATGAAGTAAATGATATTTTTAAGAAGCGAGCTGCAGCAGCATTGGACTTTGTATTTTCCATTGCATAACGAATGTCTGTTTCAGGGACATTTAATGCAGTTCGACCTTGACCATATACGTACTTATATTCACTCATTAATATACTTTACGCTTCTTTAAAAATTCTACAGTATCTCGTACTGACGTTTTAGTTTTATATAAATCTTGTAATTCTACTTGTAAATTAGATGTTAAATCTTTAAATGTTCTAGAATAAACTCCACTACGAGTTTGAACTTTGTCTATCCAATATGAATATACCGGGTATAAATCATTGAATTGATCTGTTGCTGTTCTATTTTCTACATGTTCAATCTGATCTTTTAGTGGCCATAAGTGAAATGGAACATTTGGATCCTTTCGTCGACCTGGTAATTGTTCGGTATGTTTATTTCTACGTTCATTTCTTGTTATGAACTTGTCCATTAAATTTGCGGATCTGTCTTTTGGTGACTCACCAGAGTGTGCTGCTTTCTTACCCATCGATTGGTTTATTTTTATTTGTTAATATAACTATTTGTTTCCAAACATCTTCGGCTCGGTATATATATTTTTTAAATTTTACGATATCCTGTTGTTTTCTTACAATCTGTGCCTTCTTTAGTGTTCGGTGATACTTGGCATGAAGAATTCCTATTCGTATTTTTCTTAAATATTTAAACATTTCGTTGTTGTTTTTTCATTGTAACTGTTAACCCAGCTTCTATTAAATGATCTTTTATATTAGAACATATGTTATACTTGTCTACAACAATTGAACATCGTTTTGTATTATGTGTTAGCAAAGCACATTGATTTGCTTGATATTCATTGTGACCACAAATTTCAACTAAACATGTTATAACATGATCAAAACTAATTGTTTGATCGTTGTGGAGTATTAATTCCCACGTTCCTCGTTTAGTTAATTTCTTCTTGGACATCTCGTATAATTGCACATTGTTCATATAACTCTAACTCTTCTGCATATTGCAATGATTCTGATAGAAACTTATTTTTACGTGTATTATCCCATCTATTCGGCCATTCCCAATTATCAGTTTTCATATGATTAATTGATTGAATAAATAATTGTTCTACGTAATTCATTGTTTTATAACTGCCTGTATACATATTAATATAATAGTAAATATATTGAAAATAACCAAATATTATCTAAGTTTAAGCTTCTGGCCAGGCTTAATAGGCGTATCTATGTTTATTCCATTTGCTTTGGCAATAGTTAACATTGTTATACCTTTTGGTTGCTTTGATGCAATTGATGATAACGTGTCACCGTCTTGAACTATATATACCTTAAGACTGTCAGCATAATATTTAAATTTACCATAATTCCAACCCATTCTGGTTTTAACACCAGGATCGCCTTTTTTATATTCATTGTGATTGATATATTCTTTAGCAGCTTCTTGCCATTTATTTTGTTTCATTAATTTTACAGTGTTGTGTGTTACTATTAATTCCCCACGAAACATTGCATTAACTAATGCTTGTTGTACATATCTTGGTAAAGAGTTAATGTCAATACCCAATAGATTTTTAATTTTATATATTGCTTTATCTATATCGTCTTTTAAAAGATTTGTTGCATATTTTTCTGTAATACCTTTGCTAAAATCTTCTCCAGATTGTATCTTATGGCCATATGCAATA